TCGTTTGCTACCTTTCTGCGGAGTCTTCACTCTATCGGTATTAAGCGCCGACCAGGATTAGGACTTTCCTATGGAGGGAATCTAATCGGAGCGTGGACCGTCGGCCCGAATCGCCTAACATTAGAATTTCTGCCGTACGACTCAATCCGATGGGTTTTGACGCGCGAACGTGACGGTGCCCTTGATCGGGCCGCTGGTGAAACGCGTGTTTCAAGAATTGCGTCGGTATTGTCACCCTATGAGCCCCAAATCTGGTTTGATGGTGTCGGTCAAAAAAATACCTGACAAAGACCACGTGTTGCGACACGTGCCATGGACGAAACTTCGAAAGGACGAAAATGATAACGTCCTAGGAATTCTGGCTGCCGGGTTGCAACGGCGGCCAGGTGAAAAGTCGCTCTCTGTTACCTGGATAGAATATTTCACGGGCTCGGCCGAAGAACAGGCTTTGGGCGCTATCCGGGCGACAAGAGCTGCTCAAGATTGCAGACCGAAGAGCCAATTTGCGATCGCTAACGTTGGCAAGACCAAAGAAGCAGCAGCCAGCAAGGGTGCAAAGATTAGGATTGTGCATGAGGCGACTGAAGGGAATCCAGCTCACGCCTCAATCCGTCAATTGCCTGACGAAGACTCCGCATTGCTCGAACTTCTCGCCGAAGATGTTTTTACACAGTTGATTCCAAATGCATCCGTGGGCAATCCTCGTAGCTGAATCGAGCGCAGTTAGCGCTCAGAACTGCTCGCTTTCATCATATACAAAGCTGCGCTTGACCCTAAAGGTGCGAGGCGCATTCTAAGCAGCTTCGGCGTAGAGCTGCGTCGTAAGGAACGCTAATAACAACCGGCCATAGAGCCCCGTCTCGATCGCACAAAACCCGCGCAACCGCCCGATATCGAGCTCGCCCAAACCGCGCAGCCGCTCCGCCATATCGGTCAGGTGACCGCTTTCCTCGGCCAGCAGGCTTTTGAGCGAGACGGCGCTGCCAGCGCGGACCAGCGCCGCCTGATAGAGGCGGTAGCCCCAAACGGCGCGGAATTCGACGATCATCGACATGGTGAGATAGACGGCACGCGGATGGGTATCTGCCGGAAAGGCGCGGACCATCTCGGCCTCCAGACGCTGGAAATAACGCCGCGCGGCCAGGGGGGCGATCAGGTCGGCGGCGGCGTTGGTCATGTCGCGGCCAGCTTCGCGGTTGGCGTGGCGTTTGAAGAAGAAGGCGTGGCGGGTTTCCTCCGCCAGATGTTTCAAGGTCGGCTGGTCGATAGCGGGTCCATGCTGGGTCGCCATGATTTTGTGGCTGCCCATATGTTCCAGCATCGACAGCGTGTTCATGAAGCGGGCATGGGTCGGCCGGTCGGCGATGAAGCCGGCCAGCATGGCCTCGGTCGGTGCGACCAGCGCGGCATTGTCCCGTTCGAACGCGGCGACGAGCATTTCAAGTTCTGACGACATAAACGATCCAATCTCTACGGTCCCCTTTGGTAGGGCAGCTGCCACGCCGCGCGCAACCGCGCCAGGGCGTCGCAGCCTGACAGGTCTTATAGATTCCGGCCGGTGAAGCCCGCCATCCGGAAATTTCAACGCGCCCTTGGGCAAGGCGGCTTGGGAGCGCCGGATGGCGTCCCGTCCCTTTTGATGGAGCCTGATTTATGAATGGAACGACCACCGCCGAGACGCTCGCCCTGGTGAAGGACGCGCTGGCCAACGGCGATATGCTGGGCAAGTCGATCAATACCGGCACCGGGCTGATCGCCTATAACCTGCAGCCATCCGCCAAGAATCTGTACCCGGCGGCGACGCCGATCCGCAATGTGCTGCCTCGGGTCGGCGGCGGCACCGGCACGGCCACCAACTGGCGGCAGGTCAACGCGATCATCGGCTCGGGCTGGGATGCGATGGGCTGGGTGCCGGAAGGGCAGCGGTCCGGGCGCATGAGCTACAGCACCTCAACCCGCTCCGCCTCATACGCCACCGTCGGGGAGGAGGATTCGGTGACCTTCGAAGCCGTGTCGGCCGCGCAGGGTTTCGAGGATGTGCAGGCGGTGGCGACCATGCGCCTGCTGCAGAAGATGATGCTGAAGGAGGAGAACGCCTTCCTGGGCGGCAACGGCTCCTTGCAGCTGGGCGCGCCGGCCGCGCCGTCGCTCTCCGTCGGCGGTTCGGGGGCGACCCTGCCGGCGGCGACCTATTCGGTGATCGTCGTGGCGCTGACCTATGAGGGTTATCGCAATTCCAGCGTCGCGGCGGGCGTCGCCACCTCCAAGAGCATCACCGGGGCGGATGGCAACAGCTTCACCCTGAATGGCGGGTCGTCGGCGCCGTCGGCCAACGCCACCCAAGCGGTGACATCGGGCCAGGTCCTGTCGGCGTCCGTCACGCCGATCGTCGGCGCGGTCGGCTATGCCTGGTATGTCGGCACGGCGGGCTCCGAGAAGTTGCAGGCGGTGACGACGATCAACAGCGCCGCTTTCTCCGCCCCGCTGAACGGCGCCAGCCAAGCGGCCAGCGCGGTGACGGTCGACAGTTCCGGCAATCCCGGCCTCGCCTATGACGGGCTGCTGACCTCCGCGTTCAAAGCCAGTTCCGGCGCCTATGTGAATTATCTGGGCACCGGAACGGCGGGGACCGGCACGCCGCTGACCGCGTCGGGGCGCGGATCGGTCAACGAGATCGACCTGATGCTTGAGAGGATGTGGGACCTCTATCAGGTGAGCCCGACCGTCCTCTATGTGAACAGCCAGGAACAGCGGAACATCACCGGCAAGGTTCTGAGCAGCGGGTCCGCGCCGCTGCTGCGCTATACTACCGACGGGCAGGACCCGTTCGCCATCGTCGCCAACGGTGTCGTCGAATATTACTACAACCCGTTCGCGCTGGACGGCGGATATAAGATCCCGGTCAAGATCCACCCGTTCGTGCCGCCGGGTACGGTCATCGGCTGGGCGGAGAACCTGCCGGCGCAGTACCAGTCCAGCAACGTGCCGAATGTCGCCGAGGTGAAGACTAGGCGGGATTATTACCGCATGGACTGGCCGCTTAAGACCCGCGCCTATGAATTCGGCGTCTATGCCGAAGAGGTTCTGGCGGTCTATGCGCCGTTCGCGATGGGCGTGATTTCCAATATCGCCAACGGCTGATCCGGTTTCGCCGGCCCCGATCCGGGCCGGCGATTCCCGTCTCATGGAGGCCCGCATGACCCAAGGCGATCTCGTCTCACTCGCCGACGTCAAAGCCTATCTGGGCGGCGACCTGCAATCCAACGATGACGGCGTGCTGTCGCGCTTGATCTCCGCCGCCAGCGCGTTCTTCGTCAGCGCCTGCGCCCGGCCGATCCTTCAGCAGAGCTATAACGAGCTCTATGACGGCAAGGGCAACGGCCGGCTCTATCTGCGCCAAACCCCGGTCACCGGGGTGAGCTCGCTCAGCATCGACAATATTCCGGTCCCACAGGCGACCGTTCCGGGCGAACCCGGATGGCGGCTGAACGGCAATGTGATCCTGCTGTTCGGCCACTGGTTCCATCGCGGCCTGGTCAATGTCGCCGTGACCTACACCGCCGGCTATGCGACCCCGCCGGCCGATGTCGCCGAGGCGGTGATGGAACTGGTCGGGCTGCGCTATCGCGGGCGTGACCGGCTGGGCAAGATATCCGAAGCGATCGGCGGCATGGCGACGACATCCTATACGCAGAAGGATGTCAGCCCCTTCGTCGCCAGCGTGATCGCCCGCTATACCAAGGCCAATCTCGCATGATCAGCGCCACACTGACCAATGCGGACGCGGTCGCCGATCGCCTGGCCGCACTGGCGCCGAAAGCCGAAGCCGCCCTGGGCGCCGCCGCGTTCGATCTGGCGAACCGGCTGCTGGACCGCGTCGAACGCAACCTGTCGGGCGATGTCCTGAAGGCGCGCAGCGGCGCTCTGCGCGCCTCGCTGGCGGCGAGCGTCGATCCATCAAGCCGGATCACCGCCACCGTCAGCGCCGACACGCCCTATGCAGCGTTTCAGGAATACGGCTTTACCGGAAACGAGAACGTCCGATCCTATCTGCGGCGGCAAAGCCAGGCTTTCGGCCGGGCGATTCGCCCCATCTCCGCCGCGGTCCGCGCCCATGACCGCCAAGTCGATTATCCCGCCCATTCCTATCTGCGCAGCGCGCTGGCCGAACTGGCGCCCGATATCCGCGCCACCCTCGCCGCGGCCGTCGCCGGAGCGCTGGAACCATGAGCCGCGAAGCGATCCAGGCGGCGTTGTTCGCTCATCTGACCGGCAACGCCACCGGCCTGACCGATCTCAAGATCGCCAGCCGGCGGCTGAAAGCGCCGCAGGATGTCGGCGCCGGCAACTGCCCGGCCCTGTTCCAGGTCTATAGGGGGGAGACGGTGGAATGGACCGGCATGCAGCCGCTGAAGCGGACGATGCATCTCGACCTCGTCCTCTATGTCCATTCCGGCGACAAAAGCTTTCCGACATCGTCGCTGCTGAACCCGATGCTGGATGCGATCGAGCAATCGTTCGGCGCGGGCGACCCGGCGCAGCTTCTGACCTTGGGCGGGCTCGCCCACCGCGTGACCATCAATGGCCGGATCGAAACCGATGAGGGGCTGCTGGGCGAATATGCCTATGCGGTCGTGCCCGTCGATATCCTGACACCCTGAAGGACAGACCATGACCGACATAGACACGACGGCCGCACTGGCCGGCGAACCGACAAGCACGCCCGAACCGGAAGCCGCGCCCGATATCCAGGCTACGATCGACCGCTGGTTCAACGACCATATCGCCGGGTCGCCGGTCGCCCGCTCGGTCGATGCCTACAACCATCTGCGCGCCGTCCTCGGGCATCTGGGCAGGGCGATCGCCGCCACATTGAAACAGGAGATTTGACCATGACCCAATATGCATTCGGGGTGGGGGCGCTGATCGCGCTGCGCACCGACACGGCGAGCGCCACCCCGGCGCAGTTCGGCACCTTGCAGGAGGTGCAGCTCGATATGAGCTTCACGATCAAGGAGCTGACCGGCCAGTTCCAGGCGCCGGCGGCGCTCGCGCGCAGCGGGCTGAAGATCACCGGCAAGGCCAAGGCGGCGCGGATCACGGCGGCCAATTTCAACAATATCTTCTTCGGCCAGACGCTATCGACAGGCAATAGCCTGACCCAGCTGAACGAGGCGGGATCAGTGCCGGGCAGCGCCGCCTATACGGTAACGGTCGGCAACCACGCGACCTTCGTCGCCGATCTCGGCGTCGCCTATGCCGCGACCGGCGCGATGCTGACACCCGTCGCCAGTTCCCCGGCAACCGGCCAATATACGGTATCGGGCGGCGTCTATAGCTTCAGCGCGGGCGACGCCGGCGCCGCGCTGCTGTTCACCTATAGCTATACCACCACCGGCGGCACGAGCATTGCGCTCTCCAACCAGCTGATGGGCTCGGGCCCGTCATTCAAGCTGATCCTGAACGAGCAGTATCAGGGCAAGACGCTGAACCTGCAGCTGAATTCCGTGATCGCGCCGAAATTGTCGCTCGCCTTCAAGAACGAGGATTTCATGATCCCGGAATTCGATTTCCAGGCCGCGGCCGACGCCGCCGGCAATATCGGCAATATCTGGCTGAGCGAGTGACCATGAGCGAGTCGATCACGATCGGCGGGCGGGACTATCCCGTCGCGCCGCTGAAATTCCGCGACCTGAAGCGGATATTGCCGCTGTTCCTGACCTTGGGCATCGATAGCGAGAGCAAGATCGACGCCCAGGGTGAGATCATTACCGCGGCGATCCGCACCGCCGATCCCGATTTCACCCGCGCGGCGTTCGACGAACTGTCGCCCACGATATCGGAGTTGCAAGCGGCGATATCCGCCGTCGCGATCCTATCGGGCCTTCAGCGGCGGAGTGCGGCACTGGGGGAAGCGGCGGCGGCGAGCCCGTCCGATGGGGCGACATCTACGGCCTGATCGCCACGGCCTGCGGCTATCGCTGGCCGGAGATCGACGACATGACCATGCCCCAATATCGCACGCTCGCCGCCTATTGGCGCGACCACCCCCCGACGCACCTGCTGCTCGGCGCGCTGTTCAAGCCCAAGCGCGAGATAAACGGCGATCTGGCCGACCTGTTCGCCCATTTCGATCGGTGAGGCTGAGCCAATCCGGCGGGATCCCAGGACGTTACAAACGGAGAGCCCCGATGCGCATCTATCGCCTTGCAGAAGGCGTCAACGTAGATGGCTTGCCGTTCCTCTTCGAAGGCAACGCCTATCTGGCCGACGGCACGCCTTTGACCGAAACCGACCGTTTCGGACGCATCGTGCCTGCGCTGGCGACGCTTGCAACGACCAAGTCCACATGCGCCGGCAGCCTTTGGGGATTAGCCGAACGCGGAGCGGGTATCGAGGCGCTAGCGCGCGCGCTAAACGCAAGAGACTCCGTACGTGCGCCGCTCGTGCTTCATCTGCGGATCGACCCCGTCGATAGGTTTGCCAAGTACAATCCCTTCCATAAGCCTCCCGGCCCAGGTGGCGGACAGTTCACCAATAGCCCTGAAGCGGGGGGATCACCGGCTCACGATCCTAGCTTTCAGCATGTCGGCCAAAGCCTGGACGTCGGGGTCACCTCCAACTGGGTGAATGGAATTTACGGCCCAGAGATGGACAAGGCGCATGAAAAAGCTTTAGGCCTCGTCCGCATGGCGGCCTTGATCGCTGGAAACGTAGGGTTCAAGCCGGGTATGCCTGGCTATGGGATAATATTGGATCGCGTCCTCGAAAACGAGATAGAAGATCTGCATGCTTCGGATTTTCACGTTAAGCCGGTCTATCTTAATGGTACGCAAGTACCTGAGGGATCGGGATATCCGCCTGGATCGTCGGTACCCGATTTGGTTTTCGGCCCCGTCGAACGTCCCCTTATGATCTTCGAACTTAAAAGCGGCCGCGCGGCGCGGAATCTGAACGATTCTGAGATTGCAGAGCAGAAAAGAAAGGCGCTGTTAAATGTTCCAGGCCCACCAATATACCAATATCTACAAGTCTACGATCAATAATCATGAAATATAATTACTTTCTAACGTCGTATCATCCGACCGCAGCGCTCGAGATTTGCGATCAGGCGAAGATCATTCTGGCCGATATGCTGCCGGGATGCGCGGCCAGGCGATTCGATCTTCCCAATGCGCCGAACGATTATTGGTGGGTCGAACCTTGTTTCGTCGATCGAGGGCCGATAGTGCCGAGATTATCACTCGCTTCTAATCCCCACTATTACACCACGGTTCGGCTTTATGTGACCTACGGCCTGATGTTGCGGGATCCGCGCGAGCTGGTGCAAGGATTTTACGGTCCGAGAATAATAATGGGCGTTCCGCTTGAGATCGGCCCGGCGGCGATCGCCGATAATCTATACGATGCGTTGTTAAAGGCCGATTACACAGCGATGCTGGCCGCGGGGACGATCGAACGCATCCTTGCCAAGGAATCTAAGTCGCCGGCGCCCTGGACGGGCCTTGAGCTTTCACTCTGCGCGATATATCTGGGCCAATATGGGGAGGCGCAAAAATTACTCCTAAATTCTCTTGAATACGCCGACCAAAAAGGTCGTCAGTATTATGGAAAACTTGGCCCCTATGCCGAAACCTATTTGTCCAGGTTGAGAAGCGACCCTGATCGGCTTCGACAGGATTTGCTGGAGACTATGGAATATAACTGGTCGCATTTTAAGATTGTCAGCGAATAAGGTCGTCAATCCGGCATTTTGGAATGATCACGCGAAAAATGCTGCATATAAATTCGCGGCTGTCGCGACCGGCCAACGCTGATCCTTTCGAAAACTGCGTCCGAGTAGCACGCCGACGGCACTTTCATTGCGAGGCTCTATGGCCGACACCTCCATCGATATCGGCTTTACCGTCGGTAATGACGATCTGCGGGACGGGCTGAATCAGGCGCTGACGGATTTTGCCGCCACCAGCGCGGCAATCCAGCGGGATCTGGACGGCATCGGCCTGGATGCGAGCGCGGCGACAGTGAAGTTCGAGAGCTTCGCCGACGCGCTCAAAGTCGATGCCGCGCCCAATGCCACGCGGCGCAAGGCGCTGGAGGATGATTTCGCGGCGCAAACCGCGTTCGTCCAGGAAGAGAAGACGCTGAACCGGCTGTCGGCCGACGATGCGATCGCACAGGAGCAGCGGATCGAAAATGCCCGCTTCGCCGCGCTGAGCGCCGAGATCTCGGCGCAAGCGACAGAGGCTGGCGCGCAAGAGAAATTCCAGGCGCAGATGGACGCGCTCCAGGAAAAGCATAATGCCAAGCAGCGGGCGCTGGATGAAAAGGCGGTCGCCGAATCCGTGCAATCGTGGAAATCGATCCTGGCGCCGGTCGGCAATGCCTTCCAATCCTCGCTGAACGGCATCATCCAGGGGCATGAGACGCTGCGCCAGGCGGTGGCGAAGATCGGCCAGTCGATCGTCACCGATTTCGTCGATATGGCGGTGAAGCGCGCGACCAACTGGATCGCATCCGAACTGACGATGACCGGCGCGACCGAGGCGGGCAGCGCGTCCCGCCTGGCGACGCAAGTAACCGCGGATAGCGAAGGCAAGGCGGTCAGCGCCGCCACGGGATCGGCATCGGTCGTCGGCGACGCCAACAAGGCCGCGGCCGGCGCCTATAGCGCGGTGTCGGAAATCCCGATCGTCGGACCGGTTCTGGCGCCGGCCGCCGCGGCGGCGGCGTTCACCGCCGTCATGGCCTATGACATCTTCTCGGCCGAGGGCGGGTTCGATATCCCCGCCGGCCTCAACCCCGTCACCCAGCTGCATGAGCGCGAAATGGTGCTGCCCGCCAGCATCGCCGAACCGCTTCGGTCCGGCATCGGCGGTGGCGCTCAGGCGGGTGGCGATATCCATATCCACGCCGTCGACGCGGCCAGTTTCCAGCGGCTGCTGTCGAATAACAAAAGCGCCCTGGCCAAGGCGTTGCGCGGCGCACGCCGGGCCTTTGACCCGTCATTGATCTGACGCGACCTATAGGGCGTTCGAACCAGCCGCAAAAGGGGGCGAGATGAGCAGCGAGATTTTCCCCGCGCTGGCCGGACTGTCCTATCCGGTCGTCCGTACCCCGATCTTCAAGACGCTGGTTCAGCAGACAGCGTCCGGCGGGGAGACGCGGGCGGCCCTCCAGCTCTATCCGCGTTGGCAATATACGCTGTCGTTCGACTTCCTGCGTGACGACGCGACTGACGAGTTCCGCACGCTGCTGGCCTTTTTCCTGGCCCGCAAAGGATCGTTCGACAGCTTCCTGTTCCTGGATATCGACGATTGTTCGGTGACCGGTCAGCAGATCGGCGACGGCGACGGCGGCCAGGTGCAATTCCAGCTTGTCCGCTCGCTCGGCGGGTTCGACGAGCCGATTCTAGCGCCGATCGTCGTGACGTCGCTGACCGTCGCGGGCGTTACCCAGACGGAGGGAACCGACTTCGGCGTCGGCAACTGGGAAAACGGCGTCACCCCGAACGGCACGATCAATTTCTACGGAGCGCCGCCCGCCGCCGGCGCACCCATCGTCGCGAGCTTCACCTATTGCTGGCCGGTGCGCTTCCTCGCCGACCAATATGACTTCGCGAAGTTCATGAACCGGCTATGGGAGCAGAAAAAGCTGGATTTCATCACACTGAAGAACGGGTGAGATTTTATCCGCGGATGTCGCAGATTTAAGAGCCTGAATCCACCGCACAGTCACCAAGTTATCAGGGAAAACAGGACTCTTACCACAGAGGCATGACGTAAATCATTGCCTGCGGCGCTCACGAAGTCCGGCCGCCGAAGGCAATAATTCTTCTGCCTTCCTCGGTGCCTCTGTGGTGGCTCTTCTTCAATCTGCGAAATCTACGCCATCTGCGGATAAACCCGGTTTACTGGGCGTCTTGGTGTTGAATCTTAATGACTTAAGGAGGCCGAAGACGATGAAATATGCATCGCCGGCGCTGATGTCGGTCCTCGGGTCCGGCCAGTTCCATATGGCCGATTGCTATAGCTTCACGCTGATCGACGGGACGGTCGCGCGCTATACGACCGCCGATCAGGATATCGTCGATCAGGCGACCGGAAATGTGTTCTCGTCCAAAGGGCCGTTCTTCGAGCGGTCCAAGGTCAAATTCCAGGTCGGCGTCGCGGTCGATGAGCTGGACATCACGGTCACAGCCGGACCGGACGATCTGCTGGATGGCGCGCCCTTCCTGTCGGCGTTGCGGGCCGGCGTCCTGGATGGCGCCGAGATCGCGCTCGACCGCGCCTTCATGGCGAATTTCGGCGATACGTCTGCCGGGCTGGTAACGCTCTTCGCCGGCCGCGTCGCAGAGGTCGATCCCGGCCGCACCCAGGCGACGATCAAGGCCAACACCCATCTGGAGCTGCTCAATCTGCAATGGCCGTGGCGGCTGTTTCAGCCGGGATGTTCCCGCACCCTGTTCGATGCCGGCTGCACGCTGGTGAAGGCGAGTTTCGGCCTGGGCTATCATGTCGGGGCAGGCTCGACCCTGCATATCCTCCAGACCGACTTCAACCAGCCCGACGGATCGGCCTCACTCGGCACGCTGACCTTCACATCGGGCGCTCTGGCCGGCAAATCCTATGGCATTCGCCTGCAGGTTGCCGGCGCGCATCACCGTCTATCCAGGCTGCGACAAGACCCAGACAACCTGCCAGACCAAATTCAACAACCTCCAGCATTTCGAAGGCGAACCCTACGTGCCGGTGCCGGAAACCGCGGCGTGAGACGTTAGCCTACTGTCTAAATAAGGCAGGGTCGGGACGGTTCGAGAAAAGCGCCGTTTTGCTTTGACCGCCGCCGACATTTAATGGTCAATTGCATAGCATTCGTCTGGACCCAACTTACGCATTCAAGCGGTTTCAGACGGACTGAAACGGTCGCTTGCGGAATAAGACGGAAATAGCCATATTTCTTCCGCACGAGAAATTTGCGGTCAAAACTGCCGGTTGGCAGTTCCCATGGAAGCCAAGGAGGGCAAACGATATGCATATCGAAGGCACCCGCGATTAAGCTCACTTTCAGAGACACACAGAAAAGGCCGTGCACGAACTGCGCGGCCTTTTCTTATTAAGCCGGTATCGCATTGACCCCAGCCCCAGAATTTTGGTGGGTCACGCCCCTCGTCGGCATTATTGCGGCGATCGTCGCGTTCTCGGCGATGTTTATCAATCGGGCCATAGTGCGAATGCGTGGATCGTGCCCCATTGCGTGGTGTAACTTCGGCGGATTGATCTCCGCGATCTCCGGCTGGGCCGGTTCAGTCAGGCTGTCATGATTGGCAGTCCGACG